CGGGTATGGTACCGGCAGATGTTGGGCCTATTATAAAAAAGAAATTAAAACTTCTTAAAAAAGGAAGCGCGGATAAAATAAAGCAAGAAAAAAAGAACGTATACACTTTGCCTAAAAAGAAATCAACTACAAGAAAAAAACAAAGAAATACTTCTGCTGGCCCTTCTCCGGCTTTTAGTAATAAAAAAAATAACAAAATGCCTCAATCACCTTTTTAATTAATGAAACGTTTTGATGAACATGCTTTAATGCTTCAAAGTTATTATGTTATAACCAATCAGGTGGGTTACAAGCAATTGTTGAATCAAGATACGAAAGTGACATTAATATTTGATCCTACTAAAGAGGGTGAAGACAGGAGCCATGTGTTTAATGATTTGATTAGTTACTTTGAAGGCACTGAAGAATATGAGAAATGTGCAGAGCTTTTGTATTCAAGAAACTTAATAAATAATTTGTCGCTTCAAAAAAAGTGAGTTAATCTAGCCACTTGTCCAAGCTCTTTGTGGTGTATAAACGCCTCACAGGCCTTAGGAGCGCCTGTATAGCCTTTTCGTGAGTGCCAGCTGTCAGCAGCCGAAGGAGACCTCATGTACTCTACAGTGACTCCTATGAAGTCCTTAGCGTCTCTCCACTTATGTTTCAATTTATGGTGTATATGGTGTAGATACCAGTATCTAGTCTTGGTGCTAGCCCACATATGGGGTTTTTCTTGAGCCATAAGAAGAGGTAAGTTATCCATTTTAGCACCATCTCCATGCTCTAATCCTATTAAAGAAGTTCCGTATTTATAATATTTTCTGTGAGCTACAGTCACATCAAAAGTAATATCATTCGCATTTCTAAACCATGCCTGTAACGTGTGTGCTAAATGAAACCCTGATTGATAGTCGTGATTACTCATACTGTGTACCACATCAACAGGAGCAATTAAACGCAAGGTCTCTATACACTCTACGTATAAAGCTAAAGCTAATTCATAATGCTCCCACCACTTACCATCAGTGTCTTGATGAGTTCCTTTAGTAGTGGTATTATAAACATTATCAATATGCAACACATCATTACCTATACAAAATAAAATCTTTTCAATTTGAAACCCTTGAGCTTTATTTATTAATCCTTTAATTCCTTCCATTACTCTTTGAATAGCTATAGAGCTATTATAATCTTCACCGGTTTCGGTAGAGTTGGCATATTTACCAATATGAATATCAGCTGGATTAACAACTAAAAGATGCGGATCTGTTTGTGGTGTTCTTTCTATAGTATGATAAGCTGGAGCATATTCATTAACAAAAGTATTTACTTTGTCGAAAATGTCTTTCTCTTTAATCCCTACATTTTCTTTAGTAACAATAGAAAATCTATAATCTCCACCAGCACTTTGCCAGTGTTTTACACTAATAACATCGTCTTGGTTAATACCTCTTTCATTAAGATGAGTGGATAATGCAGAGTTGTCGTTTATGTTATCTATTTGGTTAGCACGAAGCTCACGGATCATATCAACCTCTTCGATTGATAATCTTAAACGTGGGCCTTCAGCCTTTCTAGACTTCATCTGATAAAGAGTGAATTAAATCTACCATAATTTTACATATGTTTTGAGCTTTGATTTTAGCCTGATCATGGTCTCTTTCCATCAAGTCTTCATACAACTCAGTTACAAGGTCGTGAGAATTATTTGTCACATAATTTATGTGATTAATCGCATTTATATCGTCTGCTGAAATTTTATGAGCCATCAGTTATCCATAGATTGTAAAAACAACTTGCCTAATTGGGGATTAATTTTGCCAATTGCTTTGTAAATATTTTTTGATTTGAGTTTAGTTTCTTTTTTTTCTTTGATAGAAGAATCTATTCCTAATTGAGTGTAAAGGGTACAATCGATAAAAAGTAAAGTGTCAACTTTTTTTCGTCCTGGCCAAGTTTTGTAGCTAGCAATCTTGTTTATATCCTGGTATTTGTATTCCATTTACATAAAGATAGTAAAATTAATTAATACTTTTATTATAAATATGATAAGACATGGATTTATTCTCTTTTTTTAATGAATTTAAATCATAAATAATTTTTTGTATTCTAGAAATTTCTTTTAAAACACTTAACAATTCCCCTGTGTCTAACCTGATTCTATCTTGAAGCTTAGATGGTTTAATATAAGCGCAATTGTATATTATAAATTGATTTAATTGAGTTTTGTAATTATCATAATATTTGATTTCTTTATCAATATTTTCAATTACATCTTCTTTCATTTATCTTTTATATATTTTTTTTTTAACATTAAATCTAGATAATAATCCATGCTAATAAATTTTAAATCTGAAAGAGTTATATAATTTCCAGATTCTTTAACAATTTGAACAGCAAACGTAATAGCTTCATTGTTGTAATGAACTAATCCTCCTAAAAAATATGGATACCTAGACTTAGGTTTGTAGTCAAATACATTTTCTTCAAGAAATATAACTATATGCGCAGCCAAAGCCCTGTCGATATTTTCCAATGCTTCCAAAAAATCATCTTCAACATCATAACCTTTATCCTTTATATATTTCTGTTCTAAACCCATAGCTTTCTAATTCTTTTAATCTATATTGTTGTAATCTTGATAATCGACCTTTGTGTGTTTTAATTTCTGAAAACAAAACCTCACAGTTTTTAGGCAATGCCACAAGATCAGGAATGCCATTCTTATTAGTCTTAATTAATTTCAAAACATAATAACCCTCAGCTTCTAGTTCTTTAATTCTTTTATATTGTATTTGCTGCTCTGTCATTAATATTTTTTCTATAAAGATACATCATCCCATAAATTATTTTCTGTCAAATAAACAGGATTCATCATTGGAATCCACATAAGCTTTGGTCTACCATAAACCCACTGAGTATAAGAATGTTCTCCTAATATTTCTTTAGTTTCTGTCATTTTTTTTATATTATCTTGATTAAATCAGCAACTATTTTCCAGTCTTCAGTTGTGCTGTTATCTTTGTTTTTATATAACATACGAAAAGAATTTATAGCATCATTAATTCTCTGTTTTTTTGTTTTATTCTTATTCTTAAAATTTACAGGTAATCTATCTGTTAAATCCCATTCTATTACATTTCTTCCTGTTATTCTGCATAATCTTTCGCCTTTTTCATAAATTACCCCTAAATCTCGCAATTCTGTAAATCTTCCGCTTTGATTTGTTTTAAGATTTTTGTCATTAAAAACTTCTGAAGCTGTGCAGGGAGCATAATTAAAAATTGACTCATATACTTGTAATCTTCTTTTACTCAACAACCCTTCTTGTTTAATTTTATTAAAGCATTCTATTGATGTTTTTCTTGTATTCATGTTATTTAATTTAGAATTAATAAATCTCTTCTAAAATGATTAAGAGTATAATCTTTCTTGTTAATTACTGTTTTATAGATTTGATGTTCTATCCCATTTTCAGCAAATATCCAATAAATTTTATTATACTTTCTATCTTTAGTAGTCATCCTATCTCTTGATTGCCAGTAGCTTGTCGCACTAAAATCTATATTATAATACACAAGAGCTTCAGCTTCTTTAAGGCTTATTCCTTCTCTTCCTGCAACAATCTGTAAAGCAATAGACTTGTCAGTGTTTTTAAATTCTTCTAAATCATCAGTAACATTATCTCCAAATATATTTTTAATTGCATCAAGCTCTTTTTTAAATTTATAAAAAATAGCAATTTTTTTACCTTCAAAATAAGCTTTTACAAAATAAGCTTTACTTAAATCAGTTACCTCAGAATTCCCGCTTTCAAATTTTACAGTTCCTGAATATAATTGATGTATTTTAGACATAAGCTTAACGGCTGTATCAGCTAACACTACTTCGTTTTCTCCCTCTAATATTCTATCTTTTTTTAACCTAACAATCATTCGGTGGGTTTGAGGAGCAATTTCAACAGTCAAAATCTCTTCCATTACCTCTGTTTTAAACCCCGCTTCTTTTTGTGTAAAAGAAATTGTGTAATCTTCCATCATGTCAAGTACGTCAATAGATGCATCAGAATAATCATTAATACTTATTGGCCCAATCTTTTTTTGAGTAACATTTACATATTCTTTTGCAAAATGATAAAAATTCTTGTATTGACTAAAAGGACTTCCCGGTATAGCATAAACTTGGTGATACATTTGAGAGTAAGATTCAGGTGTTGGAGTTCCAGATAATAAAATTACATAAGGATTGTTATTTGCTGTAATTAAAGACTTGACTAATTTAGATCTCAAGCTAGGTTTAGGATATGCCCCCATTCCATGAGCTTCATCACATATTATAACATCGTAAGGGCAACAATCTATTTTATGAAGCGACTCGTAGTTAATAATATTAATGCTAAAATCAGGATTGAGTAAGTTGTAGTCATCTTGTATACTTGATATTGCTTTCTTTTTAGTAATAAATAAGACGTTAGAAACAGCAAGAGTCTTACTAATACTCAAACTCGTAAGCGTCTTGCCAGTCCTAACTTCCATGGCAAGATAAACAAATTTATGCTCTTTTAAAACATTTACACCTAATCTAACAATCTCTTTTTGATAATCTCTTAATTCCATAATTAAAATTCTATTTCTAAGTTAACCTCTAACTCGTGTTTGTTTCTAAATCTAATCCACCTGCCATTTCCATCTCTACCTTCTTCCGGATCACAGTCATATTTAAATTGATTATATGCTATAAGCCATTTATTAAACCTAATCCTTGATACAGTCATTTTTGCTTTTGGGGCAAAATCTGGATTATCTTCTATAAAATCTATATATAATTCTTGTTTTAAGGTTCTTCTATTTATCTCTAATCTGTCATTAGCAATCATTCCTTTAACTAATCCACACCACTCAATAAATTCATGACATGACTCAGCAGACAATCTTCTAATTTTTAAATTAACAAACTCACTTTTAATCAATCCATGCGCAAGATAAATTTGCAGAGATTCAATCATGTAATTATCAAAACTACACCATTCTTCATCATCCCATTCGCCAAACATTAATTTCCCGAAGTCTCTTAAAGGATTAAAATCCTTGGTATAATGTTGCGCTAATTCTAATTCCCATTTTCTTCTTTCAAAAGAACTACCCTTGCCTCTAATCGCATAGTTTGTTGTAATACACACTTTTGGAGATTTACTAAAAGGAATCTTAATAGCATCTTTATTTTTCTTTTCTAAAGTTAAACCCTCTGTTACTACAGAAAACAATTTTTCAAAATTAAAATGTTTACTAACATCATCAAAACAAAGTATTTGTGTGTCAGCTGACACCAATTGGTAAGCAAAGCTTTTGTCAAAATTAAAAGACTTTCCATCAATTACAACTAATTTTTTCATTTGCCCTAATGCAGTCATAAACAATCCTTTACCAGTACCACCTTCAGGATTATCACTTATAACCTCATCATTTAATATTGTTGCCGGGCAGTAAGATAAATTCTTCCATGCATGAAGCAAGTATCCTATAGTAGACCTCATAGAGTTAATTCTACTTTTGTCTTTACCACAAATATTCTCTATAAAAGATTTATAGTCACAATCAGTAGACTCACAAGAAATATAAGCTCTATCAATTACATGGTCTTTCCAAACGTATCCTCCTAAATCTAAATAATCAATTGAAGTTATATTGTCATGTGTAATTTTTACAGCTGAATTATTAAAATATAAGTAAGCAGTAGATTTAGTGTCTTCAATAAAA